ATACCCGAACCGACAAAAATGGCGCGGGGTGGAGCAGCCCGGTAGCTCGTCAGGCTCATAACCTGAAGGCCGCAGGTTCAAATCCTGCCCCCGCAACCAAAATCTTACTTCTTATCAAAGACTTCAAAGCCGAGCATAACGCTCGGCTTTTGTCATGCCAGATTCTTGTCAACACCTGGTCAACGTTTTTCGAGCCCCCCATCGACGGGCAACATGATCGCGCAGAACGCGGCAATCATGCCGCCGCCCTGCATGCAGGTTCAAGCCAAGCCCAGATCTCCGCAGTGACCTCTGCGAGCGGCCGCCCGTCGAGAGCCGTGCCCCCAGAGTAGGCCCGCCACTGCGTCATCTTCGCCGGATCGGTCGAGAACTCCTCCGACAGGCCGACAGGGCAGGCGGCTGGAACAATCGTATCGCGTCGAGCGAAGGTTCCTCGGATCGCGGCCGTGAGGTCACCCATGTCGATGTTGACGGACTTCGGCAGCGTCCACAGATCGTAAAGATCCTTCATCCGGCTGTTCGCCAAGCCCAGCGCGACCACGGCCTGGAACTTCTCGGCGATGACCGTTGCCGGTGAATAGGCGCGGATCGATGCGGCTGGAAAGTCGAGCAGGGAGCCGTACTCGATCTCGAATTGCGGATCGGCCAAGGCATCGCCGAAGCCGAGGTCCACGGTGATCGGTATGCGCGTGTTGCCCAAGCGGGCTTCGGTCCGGAGCCGCATCCCGCCATAGATCTGGTCTTCTCGAATGGCGACGGCCGTAAGGCTTTCAATGTCATAGACCAGCCCGTCATCGCCATCTATGGCGAGTATCTGAGAAAAGGCAGTCTTCAGTTCCGCCTCCTCGTCCGAGCCGAACGCCAGGAAGTCGATGTCCCGGGTAAAGCGGCCAGTGTCAGCCGTCCACAAGGTGACGAGCATGCCACCCTTCAAGACGAAGCGGTCGCGATATTCGGAGACCGACAGCCGGTACACCAGTCGTTCGAGGCCGAAGGCAACCAACACCACATCGAACAGCTGACCTTTAGCACGGGCAAGGTTCAGCAGACGCTGACGCACAGACGCCGCGATATCTTTCGGCTGCTTAGCCATTGGATGTCAGTGCCTCCAGATAAGGGCGCATCTGGTTCCACGCGCCGTTCTCGCGAGCGGCTGCAGCAAGCTCGCCTGCCGTTGCCTTCCTGGCGTTTAGCGCGGCCTTCATCGCTTCAATGGCAACCGATCGGTCTACAAGCTTCGGGTTCCGAAATGCGTCGGCAATCGTCTTGGCTATGGAGTAGACCCGAACCTCCGCCTCCCCGATCCGATGGACCTCGGTGCCATTGGTCAGGTAGGGCTCACGGAAACGCACGATGCGGATGCGAGGGTATTCGATCTTCGGTGCCCAGTCCTTGGCGCCGATGGCGATCCACACCCGGCGTGGAAGTTGGTCGGTCAGCTGATGAAAGGATAGAGCCGAGGTCAGGCAGATGACGGCCTTGGGTGCGAGCTTGGCGATCTCGATCAGCCCAGCATGAAGGTCTGGCTCGCTGTCTGGTAGCTGATATAGGCCCCGCCCAATCCGTACCACCACGCCATCTGCCACCGCCCTCGCGATGGTGGTTCCGCTCACGCCGATGGACGCCAGATCCCTTGAACGGGCTGGCGCATGAACTTCCATGTAGTCGATCATGCGGGCGCGCTGGCCCTGATCCGTCGCAAGCATGGTTACAAAACCTCGGACACAAGTGCATCCTGTCCTAGGTTTTGTAACATGCTACTCAGCTTCAAGCAACCTGCGCAGGTCCGCACCCCACGGCGTCATCATGTTCAATCACCGCAGATTTTGCGGAGATTAGCCCCGCTATTCTCCGCACGACTGTTCCATAGGCGGATTTTGCCGTTCGATGAACAATGGAACGGATGGCACCCGGATCACGAGAAACGGCTGATCCCTCAAATGCGGTTGCGCGCGATCACCTCCGCGGCAGACGACGGATGGTAGGTGGATTCTGGGGCGCTGAACCCAGCGACAAGTTCCACCTGCAGCTGCGTAAAGGCCGCCGCTTCCTGACTTGCCATGTCACGCCGGATCAGGTCTTCAACATAGGCGCTGACGGATTGGTAGGGCCCTGCGTCGCTCACCATAAACGCCAGGAACGCGTGCAGCTCCTCATCGATCTCAATCGTCATCGTTTTGGGTCGGGCCGTCATCCGTCTCTCCCTCCGCGCTGTCAGCTTGAGCCTCGGCGACCTCACGGCCGCAGTCGGGACACGCAGTCTCTGTCCTTGAGAACGCAAATCCGCATTCGAGGCATGGCTTCAGATCAGTCATGTCCTCCAGGAAAGCACAACGCTTACACAGCGTCTTTGTGTGCTTCAACGACAGATACTCCCGGAAATCCGCAAGCCATGCGAGAATCGCTCCGCGCTTCCAATCGCCGTCCCAGTTTGTCGCCTTCTCACGCCAAGCCATATACTTTCGCGCGCGGATACCGCGTTTCTGCGCTGCTGTGAGGGCCTCCTTCTTCGCCGGAACTTCGAAAACGTGACCGCAGTAGCCCCGACCGACCGGGCTGTTGCATATCCACGTCGCCGCCTTTTTGCGAAACTGAATCGAAAGGCTGAAGCATAGAGGGCAGCAGTCCCGCATTTCCGGAACTACGGCGTCTCGGATCGCGTAGCATTCTTCCCGCAACTCAGGGCGATAGTCGTGGGCAGGTTCCCGCGCCTCATATTCGGCTTTGGCCTTGTCCAAATAGGGCTGAACCCGGGGTATTCTCACCGTGTGCTGCAGAACAAGTACAGCCTCATGGTCGGCACCGCATGTTGCGCATTCCGAGCCAAGGAATTGAACCCTGGCGCGCTTCCAGTTTTTCCAGTGCCAAGGCGGGCCATGCTTCCGTCTTGCGACGAAGATTTCGCGCGCAGCTTCCTGGCCCGTCATGGTCCGCCTGTCGAGGGCGTCTTGCACACGCTGGAACTCAAAGGGCCATTCAATCATGAGACAATACCGCTGATCGAGAACAGCGCGCTTCGGCTTAGAAATTGGTGCCGAGGCCCACGCAATGTCATCATTGGCACGCTCGCGCTTGATCACGCAAGACAGCGTAATCGCTCAGCATCCGGACGATGACGGCGTCTTCCGGCAACGCCTCGACCTCGTCGCCCGCCCGCGCCCGCTCGGCGGCCGAGTAGTCGACCACGGGAGGGCAAGGCGCGCGTGCGTCAGAACCGCCCATCGCGCAGGCGCTCAGCCAGAGCGTCACGATCAGCAGGGCGGCGGGCGGCGGCGTCGAGCATCTGGCGGTGGATGGCATCGCTTCTCTCTCTGGCATCAAGCCGTTCGGCGGCGCGCCCGGCGCGTTCGCCAGCTCGGCGTAGGTTCATGAGGAACAGCAGGATCGCTGCTGCGGCGAGGATCAGGCCCAGCGCCTTTCGCGCCGGGCCATGGGTGAGGAGCCAAAGGGTCACCGCTGACCCCGTTTCCAGTCGTCGAGCCGGGCGTGGATCGTGACGGCGATTCCGATCAGCGCGATGCCGATCAGCACCCAGCGCAGGGTGTCGAGGTAGGGCGCCAGCGGCTGGATCGTGGACTGGGTTTCCGCAAGGACCTCCTGAAGCACCTCCACCCCGGCCGCGCCAACGGTAGCGGCACCCGCCGCACCGCCACCGCGCAGGGTGCGGCTTTCCGACAGGACTTCGCGCGCGGGCGGCTGTTCCGGGGCGAAGGGCACGGGCCGCACCGGGAAGGGATCGCCCCAGGATCGGGCAGGCCCAAGGTCGATGTGCATGAAGCCGGAGCGGGGGTAATAGCCGAAGCCGAGGAAGCCCACGGCGCGCGCCGCCGCCTCGAAAGCCACAGGATCGTGGTTCGCCATGGCGATGTCGAAAGCGGTCCCCTGCATGTGCTTCGAGGCCGGGGCGCCCCCGACAGCGCGGTTGTGTTCCGGGCTGCGATAGGCGGAACGGATGATCAACGGCTTGCCCAGCCGGTCGCGTAAGGCCTGCAGCTTGTCCATGGCCTCGGTGTTGATCTTCAGCGCGCCGGTGCCACGGCAGGCGATTTCGGCGGCCGAGAAGTTCGGCCAGCGCCAGGCGTTCGCGGGCACGTCGCGCCAGTGGGGGTAGGTCAGGGTGGGCATGGTGGATCCTCCAAATGAAAAACCCGCCTCTGGGGCGGGGGATGTGGTCATGGTGGTCTGGTCGCCAGGCGGTCAGTCGGATCGGCCGCGCTGGAAGGCGTCGAACAGCATGTCCCGCATGGATCGGATGTCCGTCTCGATCCGGTCGAGGCGGTCGCCATCGACCTTGCGATCTTCGCTGCGCTGCTTGTCAGTCCGGTCACGTTCGGTGATGAGTTCCCGGTCGAGGCGATCCAGCAGGGCCTCGTTCGTGAAGGCCTTGCGCGTGATCGCCGCGATCAGGGCCATGGTGCCGCCGATCAGGGCGGTCAGCGCGGCGGTGATCCCGTGGTCCCGAAAGGCCCGCGCGACCTCCCCGGCGAGAGTGGTCTGGTCGTTCATGATGGTCCTTTCATTGCCGCGGGCTGTGGTCGGTCAGAAATCGGTTTCGAGGTAGACCCCGGCGCAGTCGAAGGCGACGGCAGCGGCCGTAGCGCCGGTGTTCATGAAGAGCCGGGGCGACAGGAACTGCGTCGCGGCGGGCAGGTCAGCGGTGATCTCCTGCTCAAAGACCGCGCCGGAGACCTCGTCGACCACCCGCACCCAGACGGATGACCCATTCGGCGGGGCGGCGATGAACAGGGTCAGCACGCCGCCAGTGGCGATGGCGAAACTCGTCCCCATGTCGGTCAGGGTTGGCGCCCCGGTGCCGTCGTTGGCCACCAGCTGCCAGCGGGTGTGCGTCCCGCGCTGGAAGCCGATGCCTATGCAGTTGATGGCTGCGGCCAGTGACAGCGTTGTGGCCAGCGCAGCCGTTGATCCGTAAAGGCCAAAGAAACCCATGCCGGTCGCCTGCAGTGTCGTCAGCGAAATCCGCGTGACGAAGGTCCAGCCGCCGAGGCCCGCCGCATTGCCGCGCCAGCAGGCCCAGCCCGCAGAACGCTGATCGGCCACCGAGTCCGCAACGGCCGCCGAGTTCAGCCGCCAGCGCCGCATTGAGGCGGCCAGATTGGTGGCCGCCAGCGTCGGGTGCGAAACGGTGCCGACCGAAGTGATCGGCATGCCCTCGGTGGTGATGGTCGTCGTGACGGAGGGCGACCAAGTCGCGATGCGGTTCACCCCGAAATGCGGCTGGAGCGGAAAATCCCTGCCGGAAGGGCGCATCACGTCGATCCAAGGCGCACCCGCGCGGCTGCGGGCATAGACGGCGGCCTTGCCTGCGGGCGGAGGAGGCGGTGCAGCGCTGAGGCCTGGCAGGACCGTCGGCTGCGGCAGCTCGACTTGGCCGCTGGTGCGGTCGATGCGGATCGCGTCGAAGAAGGCAGACCCGTCCGGGCTGACCTTGAATCTGAAGTCGTCGGTGCCGAGGAGGCCGATCAGCGCGCGGGCGGAAAAGCCGGTCTTGAAGGCAAAGGCCGCATCGTTCCCCGCGGCCGCCTTGTTGACCGTCGCCTCGATCCCGGCGCCCGCGTTGTTCAGTAGCACTGCCGGGGTGTTGACCGACACCCGGTTGTAGCTGTCGGCTGTCGCCCCGCCGAGGCCCAGAAGCTGCGCCGTCAGGTTGGCCTGGGGCATGCCGACCTGCGTCACGGCATTGGCGAAGGTGACTGTGGGTGTGTTAATGACTGTTGTCCCGCCCGCGCCAGCCGTGGCCGAACCGATGTTGACGACGGAAGTCGATCCGGATGCGCCGCCGGTCCCGATGTTCACCGTCTTCGTGACGCCGGTCGTTGTGGCGCCGGTGCCCATGCCATAGGTGGCGGTCGTCGTCGCCGTGCCGATGCTGGCGCTGGCGGCAGAGACCGTCACGGTCCCGGATGCCGTGAGTGTGCCCGAGAAGGTCTTGTTCCCGGTGAAGGTTTGCGTGCCAGCGAGGACCGCCAGTTCCGAGGAGGTGTTCGGCAGGGTGAAGCTGCGGGTCGTTCCTGCGCTGATCCCCGCCAGCGAAAAGGTCGCCTTCTTCGTCGGGTCCGCATCATTCACGAGGCTGAACACCGCGTCCGAGACGTCGCGCGGCTCGCCCACCACTTCCCAGACTGCACCGGTCCAGACGAGGAATAGGCCTTCCGCCGCGACCCAGACCATCCAGCCGATGCGCGGGACGAGGCGGATCCATGCTCCATCGACCCAGAAGGCGACGTTCAGATCCCACCCGGCCCAGAGACCTGTTGCACCCGAGGCCACGAGATGGCGGTTACCATCGGCGGGGCTGGCCGGGGGCGCGGTGCGCGTGCGGTCGAGGACCGACAGCTGCACCATGGCGTCGAGCAGGCGCAGCGCCTCGTTGTGGGTAACATGCTTCTGCGCCTGCGCCGCCAGAAGGTAGGGCAGGCCCAGATGGGTCGTGGTGTCGGACATTTGGGTTCCCGGAGGTTCGGATCAGAATTGCAGCGTTACGGCCGAGGGCGCGCCGCGGCCGAGGCGGTTCGAAAGCTGGTAGATGCGGATCGCCAGCGTCTGGCCGGGGCCAAGGGCCGCGCCCCAATCGGCGGTCTGCTGGGCGGCGGTGTAGAGGGCGGAGGTAGTGGTGCTGGTCAGCGTGCGCTTGACGGCGGCCCCGTCGAGGATCTGGACGTCGTAGGCTTCTAGGTCTTCGGCCAGCGGCACCTCGACCTGTTCCCAGGCATCCGCGACCAGTGCACGGGACCGGCGCGTCCAGCGAATGGTGAGATCGCCCGGGCTGCGCGCCGTCCGCCATGGCTGTTCGACATGCACCGGCGCGAAGGGTACGAGGCCGCGCCCGTTCGGGGTAAAGCCCAGCGCGGCATAGCTCGCGTCGCTGACCGCGCGCGCAGCCGGGCCGACCCGCCAGTTCCACGGCAAGCCAAGGTCTGCCTCGGCGATGGGGAGCGATGCCAGCGTCGCGTTCAGTACCACCACACGCGCCCCTGCAGGAGCCGGGGTGCCCATCGCGTGCTCCGTCCCGCGTTGGCCGCGCAGGAGGCGGGTCAGGCGATAGCGGCCCGGGGCTACCAGTTCGGCTTGGCCAGCCTGGACGATCTCCCATTGCCCAGCAGCGGCCTCAATAGCCAGCGCATTGGCGCCACCATAGAGGGTGACATCGGTCACGCTTTCCAGCGTCCCTGACAGCAGATCAACCACCAGCCCATTGCCCAGATCGAAGCGGGACGTCGGGCCGGGAAAGAAGTCGAAGGCCAGTGTCCCGATCCGCGCCCGACTGCCGAAGGTCGTCAGCACAGCGAACCCGTCCGTCGATGCGCTGCGGAACACCGCGATCTCGCCTGGCCAGGGGCTGGCATGGGCGGCAATCAGGGGGCGATGCGCGGACTGTTCCTCCGAAATCTGCGGAAGGTCCAGCATCACCACCTCGGGTGTGCCGAAGACAACGGGGCTGGCGAGCGTGGCCGGTCGTGGATCACCGGGCGGCAGATCATAGGCAGCGCGGTCCTGACGCACAGCCTCGATGCCCCGTGCCTCGGCATCGGCGACAGAAACGAGGCGGAACTCGATCTCGCGGCCGTCATGCGCGAGGCGGATCACATCGGCCGGATCGAGGGCCAGGCGCGAGGGCGGCAAGCGGAAGGTCGCGCTTTCCCTGCCGATCCAGGCTTCCATCAGCGCGCGGCGGCAGCGGCGTTCGGCCTCTTCTGGGGGTATCGCCATGGGGAAACTCTCGGACGCGATGCGCGTCGTGTCGACAGTGATGCGCCGCGCTTCGACCAGCGCAGCGTCATAGTCCTCGTCAGCCCGCGCGACCTGCCACTTCAGGGCTTGGGGCAGTTCGGTCTCCTGGCCGCGGGTCAGTTCGAAGGCTTCGCCCTCACGACTGGCCACCAGATCATCCACTGTCAAGGACAGGCTCGATGCCCGCCCGCGCATGATGAAGCGGATCACGCCTTCGGTCTCGATGGCATCGAAGCCGAAATGCCGGGCCAAGGTGGAAATCGACGCGCGCGGGCTTTCCAGGGCGCCGATCACATAGCCCTCGACCGCACCCCAGAGACCAGAGACGTCGATCAGGCTTTCTGCCAGCCCAGCGCGCAGGCAAAGGTGGCGCACCAGCGCGGCCAGCGATACTGCACCGAGCCGCCCTGTCAGCCAGTGACCGAGCCGCCAGTTCGGACCGTCCGTCCAGATCCCGGTCAGCTCGGGAAAGAACGGATAGGGCCGCGCGTCCCAGGTCCATGCGGCGCATTCCGGCGCATGCACCATCCGGCCGCCGTAGACGGACGACGTCGGGTTGTTCGCCCCTTGGCCCCACCAGAGATAGCTGGCCTCGAGATAGGCGCGCTGGATCGCGTCGTCGCGCCAGCCGCGCGAGAAGTACGGGGTGAAGCTCTCCGACGACTTCGGATCGAAGAACACGTTTGGCTGGTTCGTGCCCCGATCTATGGCGGGGCAACCCAGTTCGGTGAACCAGACGGGCTTTGATTGCGGCACCCATGCGGTGGGCGTTCCGTTCTCCACCCCGCCCGGGCGGTTGAAGTGCGGGTTCGACCACCAGGCGCGCAGATCCTTGTAGCGGAACACCCACGGCTTGCCCGCGACGCCATCCATGATTGGGGTGCGGATCTGGGCCGAGCGGTCGGCGGCGCTGGCATAGAACCAGTCGAAACCTTCGCCGCCTGCGATGTTGGCCTTCAGGTAGGCCCGGTCATGGATCGCGGGCCAGCCTTCAAGGGCATCGGCATGGTCGAAACCGTCGCGCCAGTCGGAGAGCGGCATGTAGTTGTCGATGCCGATGAAATCGACGTTGGCGTCCGACCAGAGCGGGTCGAGGTGGAAGAACACGTCTCCCGTGCCGTCACCGGGCTGGTGGCCGAAATATTCCGACCAGTCCGAGGCGTAACCCACCTTTGTGCCCGGCCCGAGGATCGACTTCATGTCCGCCGCCAGCGCCTTGAAAGCCGTCACTGCAGGATAGGCGCTGGCGCTGGAGCGGATCGTGGTCAGCCCTCGCATCTCGGTCCCGATCAGGAAGGCATCGACCCCGCCCGCCACCGCGCAGAGATGGGCGTAGTGCAGGATCATGCGGCGCAGCCCCCAGTCACCCGATGGGCCGGTCCAGCTGACGGTGTCGCCCGACACCGCGAACTGCGCCGGGGACGCCGCGCCGAAGAAGCTGGCGACCTGCGTCGCCGCGGCGGCGGTCTTGTCCGCGGTCCCGGCAAAGCCTGCAGCCGGGGAACACGTGATCCGCCCGCGCCAGGGAAATGACGGCTGTCCTGGCGTGGCGGCGTTGTTCGAATAGGGGTTCGGCAGGGTATTGCCGGGTGGCACATCCATGAGCAGGAAGGGATAGAAGGTCACACGCAGCCCGCGCGCCTTCATCTCGCTGATCGCCTGTACCACCGCGAAGTCGGCGGGCGTGCCGCCATAGACCGGACGGTCCTCGGCATCCCGGCTGACGAGATGGGCTGCAGCGCGGGAAACCCCGTTGACCATCCAGACCTTGGGGCTGGTGGCCTTTGTCGCCACCTCGACGCCGGGCTTGATGGTGCAGTTGCCCGCGCGCAGATCGTTGCCGAACCAGGCGACGACGAGACTGACGCTCTCGACGGCTGGGGCCATGGCCTGCAGACGGTCGAGGGCAACAACGATATCGGCTTCATCGGGCAGCGCGTTCAGGTTCTCGGCGGAGGTCGTGCCGCCGGTGGTCTGGCCGAAGACCGTGGTCGTGGCGCCCACGGTCTTGCGGACAGCCTCGGTCGCATAGGTGAACTCGCCGGAGGCCGGGATCATGGTCACGGCCTTGACCAGCCCCTCGGCCGTGTCAGGGTCGGCAAGTGGCCGAAATACCTCGAACGAAAGCTGCGGCAGGCGGTTGCCGTAGGTCGAGAGCGGCAATTCCTCGAAAACGACGTAGGCGGTGCCGCGATAGGCCGGGGTATTGGCCGCGCCCGTCTTCGCCGCAATGAACGGGTCAGGCGTCTGGGTCTCGTTCCCCCGATACCAGCGCCAGGTGATGCCGGTCATGTCGAGCGGCTTGCCGTCGGCCCAGATGCGGCCGATGCCGGTGATCGGGCCCTCGCAGAGCGCCACGGCGAAGCTGGCGTAGTAAAGATACTCGGTCGTCTGGACCCGGCCACCCCCGCCGCCCTTGCCGCCCCCTTGGGTGGTGGTCTTCGTCTCCTCGCGGAAATCGGTCGCCCAGATGATGTTGCCGCCAATGCGCATGCGGCCGTAGAGGCGCGGAATGATGGCGCCCTCGGTCGCTGAGGTGATGCGCAGGCTGTCGAGCCGCTGGCCCTCGATCTTCTGTGCGGGCGCCAGCGAGGACACGATCCAGCTGTCGACGACCGACCCGATGGTCGAGCCGATGAAGCCGCCAATAGCGGCCCCGGAAAAGCCGAGGATCGCGCCGCCAAAGGCCCCGCCGATGGCAGAACCGACAGCGCCGAGGACGAGCGTGGCCATGAGAGGGTCTCAGCGTGCAGGGAACAGGAAGGCGAAGGCGATGCGCCGTCGCCAGACGGGCGTGACCGGTTCCTCGATCACGCCGAGGCGTTCATAGGCGTGGAGGAAGGTGTCGGGGCCGGTGAGGATGCCGACATGCTTGGCGATGGCGCGCGGCATCATGCGGAACAGGACAAGCGCGCCGGGAGGCGCATCGGCTGCTACGATTTCCGGCATCATCGCCTGCGCCGCTTCGGCGAGCACCTCGCGCGGCCCGGTCTCGCCCCAATCCCGGCTGTAGGGCGGGATCGGGAACGGCTCCGGCCCGACGACCTCGCGCCAGACGCCGCGTGCGAGGCCAAGGCAGTCGCAGCCGACACCTTCGAGGCTGGCTTGATCGTGGTAGGGCGTGCCGAGCCAGGATCGCGCGACGGCGATGACGCGGGCGGAATCGGCGGTCTTCACAGTACCGCCCCCTCATGACCGCCATCCTTGGTGGCATAGCGCAGCACGGCGTCCTGGCCCGGGATGTGCGGGAAGCCGCGGAAGTTCGCGACATTGGCGAACTTCGCGCCGCAGGTCGCGATCCGCTTGTCGCAGCCCGCGCGGACCACGAAAGCATCCGTCGCCGTGATCGGCCGCACCGGCGCTTCCAGCAGGGTTAGGATCGCCACCCCGTCGACGAAGTCATGCGACAGCACCTCGACGCGCCGCCCGGCATTGGCTCCGGTCGACCATTCGACGAGGCCGAAGGCGAACCATCCTGCCCCGAAACTGCCGAGGCTCGAAGCCGTGAAAGCCCGGTCGCGCAGCACGTCGATGACCGCGCCGGTTCCCTTGAAGGCCGGGGCGTCGAGGTTCACGCCGCAGCGCGCATCGCCCAGCGCAGCATCGCAACTGGCCTGGAACGTCCGCCCCACGGTCTGGCCGAGGACATGGGCGAGGCTCCGCACCTCGGCGACGAAGGCCAACCGTCCGCGCCGGATCTGGCCGATGGCGCCTCGGCGCAGAAGCACGCGCTGCGCCGGGGTCGACCAGTTCACGCGCCAGACCTCGACAGCGGCATTGTCCCACCGGCCGTCGAGGATGTCTGTTTCTGTGATCCGGTCGGAGGACAGCACGCCTTGCGCGTCCTGCGCATCGACCGAGAGGTCAGACCCCGACCGCACCTCGGACGCCGACAGGCCGCTTTCCGGTTCGAACTCGGTGGCATCGAACGACAGCGTACGGTCATGGTCCGTGAATCCGAAGGTCACGCCATCGGCGCGAGTGATGCGCCAGCACCACGACAGGTTGGTGGTGCCGTCGTCGAGATGGGCCTGCAGCGCGGGGTTCAGGGACTTCATGTGCGGATTTCCACGAGGGGGATCGAGGTGATCGACCCGAGACGTTCGAGATCGAGGGTGACGTCGAGGACGTCGGTGTCGAAGCGGACCGGGACGTCGAATTCGAAGCCTGCGGTGATCGCGACGCCAGCGGCGGGGGCCATGGTGAAGGTGATGAGGCCGGTCGTGGTCGAGACTGACCAGCCAGAGGCCAGCGGCGTGCCGTTCAGGGCGATGGTCACCGTCCCGGCGACAGGCTTGGTGATGGCCCGCGTCCAGGACTGTGCGCCCGAGGTGTAGCGTTTGGTCAGCTGGAACAGGGTGGCTGACCCGTTGCCCGTACCAATCGGCTGGTTGGTCGCCCCGGGCGCCTGCGAGGGCAGACAGGACTTGAAGTCGGCCCAGTCCTTGAAGCGGAAGCCGTGGAGGCGGCCGTTGCGGGCCTCGAAGAAGGCCACGACCGCCGCCAGATCGTCGGCGCGGCGGATGCCGTAGGCGACGTCATAGCGGCGGCGGCTGTTGGCCCAGCTGGCATTGCGTTCCTCGGCGCCGCTCGCCAGTTCGACGATCTGCGTGCGCCGCTCCGGGCCGCCGCGCGCGCCTCGGCTGATGTTGTCCGGAAACCGGACCTCGTGAAACGCCATCACATTCCCCTTCGGCCCAGCGACACGGCGCGGGCAATGTCGCTGGCGACCTGCGTGCGGGATTGGCGGAAGCTCTCGGCGTCCCGGGCGTTGATCGTGACATTGACGGTCGAGGCACCCGGCTGGCCGTAACCTGCGGCTTCGCGCCGTGACAGAACCCGTTCCCCGCGCTGCAGGATCGCGGGCACTTCGTCGGGGCGCAGCCCGGCCCAGCCGCCGTTGTGCATGCGAGGGGCATTGGCGAAGGCCAGCGCCGGGACCATCCGGCCGGGGCCAGGGCCGCCCACCATTCCGCCCGCATGCAGGATGTTGGCGAAGATCCCACCCGCCCCGCCCAGCGCGCCGGAAAGGGCATTGGCGATGGGACCGAGGATGAAGCGGCGGGCGGCGAGCTTGGCTAGGTCGGCGATCATCGACGTGACCAGATCGCGGAAGTCGAGCTTGCCGGTCTTCACAAAGTCGCCGATGGCGTTCTCGGCGCTCTGGAAGGCCCCGACCAGCGCGCTGCCGATATCGCCGCCAATGTCGCGCGCCTTGGCGGCATAGTCGGCGAGCGCCGCCGTGACGGCTTGCCAGCCAGTGAGGGCCGTGTCCGCACCCTCGGCCGCCGCAGCTCCGGCGTCGCGTGCCGCGCCGCCTGCACCATCGGCGGCAGTGGCCGTGTCGTTCAGCCCGGAAGTCAGGGCATCCGCCGAGGCGGCGGCATCTGCCAGGGCGGTCTCTGCCTCGGTCCCCGTGCCGGTCACAGCATCCTTTAGCGCCTGCCAGCTGGCGAGCGGCCGACCGGCAGCGTCAGCCAGCATCCTTGCCGCTTCGCGATAGCCGTTGGCTCGCGCGCGGGCATCGTCGGCCATGGTGCCGAGCCCGAGGTCGGGCGGTTCGAGGTAGGTCCGCGACAGCGCGGCGGAGAAGGCATCTGCGGCGGCGGCACCGGCTGCGGTCCCAGCCCCTTCAAAGGGATTGCCGATACGCCCCAGTTCAACCGGATCGAGGATGCCGATCCGCACGCCGCCTTCGCCCGTAGCCCATTCGGGCAGCAGGGCCAGCGCCGCGTTCAAGGTCTCGATGAATCTGTTGATCCGGGTGACCACGCCGTTCAGCATGGCCTCGACGCCCGAGATCAAGCCATTGGCGGCTTGGAAGGCGAAGTCGCCGATGGCGCCGGGCAGACTGCCCCAGATCGCCACCGCTGCGTCATAGGCCCCTTGGAAGATGGCCGCCGTCCGGTCGCCAAAGCTGACGACGCCTGCGATGGTGCCCTCGAGGGCCGAGAGACCCGCCGCCTTCAGCCCTTCCCATCCGGCCGCCATGCGCGCCAGCGCCGCGTCGAGCGACAGGCCGATCCGCGACCAGAACTCTCGAGCCAGATCACCGAGCAGGCGGAAGGCTTCGCCTACGCCGCCGATCCGGGCGACGAGCTGCGAGAACTGGTAGACCAACTCGCCTGCGCCGACGATCAGCGCGCCAATGCCGGTGCGGATCAGGGCCCCGCGCAGGAACACGAGCGCGGTGGCGAGGCCGCGCACCGACAGGGCCGCGGCGGCGAGACCCGCCACCCACCGCCCTGCCATGACGGCGGCGAAGGTCGCGGCGTAGGAGGCAAGTCGGCCGAGGTTGCCGATCAGACCGTCGATGGCCGAGCGCAGGATATCTAGTATCGATCGAGCGTTCCTTGATGCAACGCGGCGGCAGCCAGCGCTTCCCGCGGGACGCCGAGGTGATCGCAATGTTGCGGGAAAAGGACATCTACAGCACGAAAAGCCGGACGAGGACATATTTCTTCGACCGCTTGGAAAACCACAACAACAGGGAACTGGTGGACGTCACGGTTCCTGGCATCACCGTCGAGCATATCTTCCCGCAGAACCCAGAGCCTGCATGGAGAAGTGCTTTGGCCGCTGAAGAGTACGCCTTGCTCGGCGAGAAGTACCTTAACACGATTGGAAACCTCACGCTGTCTGGGAACAACGGTCGATTGGGGAACAAACTCTTCGTCGATAAGCGGGACATGAACGAAGACGGTGGCGAGCAGGGATACCGGTTCAGTCGCCTTTGGCTCAACCGCGACCTTCAGGCCCTCGACGGATGGGGCGTCAAGCAGGTCGAAGCGCGGGCGGATCGTATTGCAAAGCGCTTTCTGGAGGTCTGGCCTGCGCCGGCCATCGAAGTCGTCGCAGAGACGAACGGAGACGAAATCAACATTTTCGATGCGGAAGAGCCCCGGTTCAAGCGCCTGGAGTATGCGGTCTTCCTCGGTGCCCGCTTGAACGTGACGCAAGTCGCCAAGCTGTATGTCGAGGTGCTGGAACAGCTTCTGGTGCTTCAGCCCGAGGCGTTTCAAGGCACCAAGCTTGGTGAAAGGATACAGCTGACGTCCGAGCCTGATACGTTGCGGCAAGCCGTTCGGGTGGCGGAGGGCTATTTTGTCGAGGGCAATATCGACTCCACCAACAAGTTTGAAAGAATGAAGCTGGCTCTGTCTGAATTGGGGATGGAGGAGGAGCTCTTCATCAAGTTTGCATAGGCGGTGACACTAGTTCGGGCTGCGAACGCAGCCACGGCCGCACCTTCGGCATCGCCACCGTCACCTCGACCTCGCGCAGCATCCCACCCGCCCTCAGCCCCTCGCGCACCCAGCCCAGCGCCTGCCACCAGTCGTCATAGCAGCGCCGGGCGGCCTTGATCTGCTGCGGGTGGGGCGAGAAGGTGACCGGACAGGCCAGGATGTCGATGGTTTTCCATGTGGCGCGGGCGCCCGGGCCACGCACCCGTACGCGCTCGGTGCCCACGACGACAGTGCCTGCGTGACTGCCATGCTGGTTCTGCTTGACGATTGTCGGCACGCACCGCGGGACGGCACCGGGCATCCAGTCTGGCGTCAGCCCGGCGCGGGCCAGTTCGGCGACGCGGATCGCCATGCGCTTGCCGCCGAGGGTGTCGGGGATCCCGGCGACGGTGGCGGCGATCACTTCGGCGTCCTCGTGCGTGTAGCTGCCGATCTTGTGCTGGCCGCCGTCGATTTTGCAGCCCAGCACGGCGCGCTGGAGCAGGACATATTCCAGGCCGAAGCCGAAGCCTTCCTCGGTGATGTCCGGGGGCAGGGGCAGGTCCAGCTGCGCCTGTTCCACCCGGAACGCCCATTCCAGCGCCGCCTGCACGCCCAGCGCGCGCTTGATCCTGGTGCCGCTGACGCGGCCGTGGAAACTCATGGCTGCAATCCTTCAAGGAAATCCATCTGGGCTGGGCGCTGGGCTGCATCCGTCGGCCGCCATATCCACGGGCCCGAGGCCATGGGCAGACGCGAGAGAGCGCCACGCATGTGCTGCTGCCAGAGGGTGAACTCCGTTGCCGAGCAGGCGCAGAGCGCGTGCCCGATGGGCCAGCCCATCAGCCATCCGACGAAGAGCGGGTTCAGCCGCCGCCGCGACCGGCCCTTCAGGATCCGCCGCGAGACGACACGCCCATGCGAGGCAATCATCGAAGCCCAGAGCGGGCGCGAGATCGGGGCGTGCGGCGAGGACCGCGGCCCATCCGGCCAAGTCACCGGGGCCGGGTGGGTGAAGCCCTGTTCCGCCCGATAGTGCAGCAGGTCCATCCGGGACTTGCCGTCCGTGCGGGTGATGCTGGCCTTGCTCGACCCCTTCCAGTTCTGGGCGGCCGGGGTCGGCCAGTGGTTCGGCAGAGCCTTCGCGATGCCCACCGCCAAGGCCTCTGCTTTGCGGGTGAAGTCGCTGTTCCCGGCCGGGTTGTAGCGGCCAGTGCCGGGATGCAGGCTCATCGGTGTGGGCCAGGATGAAGATGCGCAGCCGCTCGTGCGGCGCGCCGACCTCTGCCGCCGAGAACAGGCCCGCCGCAGGCGTGAAACCCAATCCCCAAAGCTCTCGCAGGACGGTCTCGAGGCCGAGGGTGACGTGCCCGGCGACGTTTTCGAGGAAGACCCATTCCGGGCGGCATTCGCCGATGACCCGGGCGACGTCGGGCCAGAGGTGACGGGGATCGTCAGCGCCGCCGCGCTTTCCGGCCGCGCTGAAGGGCTGGCAGGGATAGCCTGCGAGGACGGCATCGAAGGCCCCGCAGAACGGCCGGGCATCGAAGCTGCGCAGATCGGTCCAGATCGGGGCCGGGGCGAAGTATCCGGCTGCTTGCGCCGCGATGAGGACCGCCCTTGGCCAGTCCTCCCATTCGACGAAGGCCCGGGTGTGGTATCCGGGCTCGGCGAGCATGAGGCCCAGATCAAGGCCTCCGCCGCCTGCGCAGAGGGACAATCCGTGCCGGGGACGTGACACCATGCCATTCACCGCACTCCCCGCAGACGGAGGCGTTCGGCCGAGACCAGCCCCCGAGCCAGCATGGCATCGCGCATCGTGTTGGTGATCGCGCTGACCGGCAGGTAGCGGTCGGAGTTGACCAGATCGGCGTAGAACGCTGGCAGGTCGGTGATCGGCTTCGCAGCCGGAGCAGGGGCCGTCTTGGGCTTTCGCCGTTTCCGCCCCGCGTCCTCGACCTTGCGCTGGGCGGCGCGCTGCATCGCCCGGTCCAGTGCCTTCGGCCCATCGGGCGGTTCGGGATGCTCCTGGCGGGAGGCGTCGGCGGCAGCGATGATCTCCGCCTCGGTCAGCCCCAGCTCGTCGCGCCAGCGCTGGACGTGCAGCCGGGGCGGCCAGCCTTGCCACCAGCCGGGCAGGGCGGCGGGATCGAGGCCCAGCGCGTCGAGCAGATCCTCGAAAACCTGATCGGAAATCGCCTCGCGCGCCTGCGCGACCTCCTCCTCCTTTACTGGTTTACTTAGAGGTTCCCTTACAGGGTTAGTGTCCGGATTCCGGACACGGCTCGGAGCATTTTCCGGACACGGGTCGGCCGGAAAATCGGACACGGCTTCCGCATCTATCCCGTGTCCGAAATCCGGACACGGCAGGGCATCGGCCGCGGCATCGAGGGGCGAACCTTCTGCCGTGTCGGCGATTTCTGCACGGCCATCGTCCCCGTGTCCGATTTCAGGACACGGCACCACAGCCACAGGTGTGAAACCCGGTTCGAACCCCAGGATGTAGCGGGTCGGCAGCTGGCGCTTGGTGACAGGATCGAGCCGCGGCACGCGCCGCAGCAGACCCACTGCCTCCAGCTGGCCGAGGTGATCGTTCAGCGTGGAACGGCTGATCTCGCAGTCATGCGCCAGCCGGTCCTGCGAGGGAAAGCAGCCGTAGTCGGGGTTGAACCGGTCGCAGAGGTGCCAGAGCACGATCTTGGTCGTGGGCTTCAGCCCGCGCTGCTTGATTGCCCAGTTGGTGGCGTCGTGGCTCATGGCGCGGGCCTCCGCGGGGCAGGGGCGATGCGCGTGGTGAAGCCGTGATCGGCCAGCGCGCCCAGCGCGTCGTCGAGGCTGCGCACCAGCGCCCAGCCAAAGCCCTGCGCCTTCACCGCATCGCGGAATGCTTCCTGCTCGGGCCGCAGCCGCCCCTTCGGCGCTTTCAGCTCGAGGAACAGGACGCGGCCTTCGGACAGGACCATCAGATCGGCGAAACCGGCATGGACGCCCATGCCGACCAGGATCGCCTGGCGCTTCGCTCCGCGGGGCCCGGACTCGGTCACCTCATTGGCGCAGTGATGGATGATGGCGGTGCGGGGCAGGGCGATGCGCAACGCCTGCACTACAGTGCGCTGCAAATCGGCCTCGGGGGTGCCACGGCGCATCATCGGCGGACCTCGGGGTCGAGGGCCTGCGCGCGGCGATGGCGGGCGGGGCATCTGGCCTCGATGGCGAAAAGCAGCGCCCGGGCATCGCGGCGTTCGCGTTCCGACTGACCGTGGGTCGTCAGGACCTGGCAGGCGAGGCGGACGAGGTGGTCGGAATGGCGCGCGACATTGGCGACGACGGTGCGCGCCTCGGCCAGACGCTGCGCACGCCAGGCGGGATCGACCGCAGGGCGCCGGGCGGGGCGATGCGGGGAGGCCATCAGCGCCGCCCCCGGGTCTTCGGCGCGGGGCGGACCTGTTCCTGCGCATGGATCCATGCCTCGACCGACGTGCGCCGATAGAACACCTTGCGCCCGATACGGGTGCAGGGCGGGCCTTCATGGCGGGCTTCCCATCGGGCGAGGGTGTCGCTGGTGACGCCCAGCTCACCCGCAAGCTGGTCGCGGCTGATCCAGTCCGCGAGGAGGTTCAGGGGCTGGCCCTCGGGGGCAGCGGTCGTGGTCTGCATCTCGTACTCCCATCCAGATCCCGGTCAATGCCGGAGACTGGGCGAGGCAAGCAGAGCGGTGGGACCGGAACCTAGGCGGAGACCGGAATGGACAGGCCAAGGGCCATTCCGGCCCAAGTTTCATTGGGGATTTGCGCCTTGACCGGAAACCGGAATTGCGGGCTGGCGGATCGCCTATCCTCTATTTCCGGCGAAAACGGACGCGCTGATTCTGCGGATCAGCATGGAGCGCCGAACCGATCCCCATTCATCGACAGGAGGCTGCGCTGACCAGCCGGAACCGGGACGCGGCCGTTCCGGAAATGCCAAGGTCAGGGGAGGGCGGGGAAATCGGGGCGACGGTGCGCCTCGACCATGGCGCGCAGTTCTTGGGGCGAGATCACCTCCACGGCGTCACCCCACTGGTAGAGGTGCCATGCCATCTCGAGCCACCCTCCGGCCGTGAAACGGACGGTCAGGCTGCCGTCTTCCTCGGTCTGGACCTCCTGATCGGGATGAAACAGGAAGTCGCGCGCAACAGGCGCTGCGGCAGGCGAGAACCGCCATTCGACCGGGGCCAGCTCGGCTTCGGAATGGAACGAGCCAAAGGCACGGGCGGCGTGGGCCCGCAAGTCGAAATCCGGATCGCGCCTGAAGGATGATGGCATCAGCCGGGCCTTTGGGATCCGGTCGAGGCGGAAATGCCGGAAGCTCGACCCATTGCCGATCTCGCGGGCGATCAGGTAGCCGCGTATGCCGAACAGGACGCCATAGGGTTCGATCGCCCTGGTCCGCGGGTTCGCGTCCTGCGCCCCGGCATAATCGATCTGCATGATGAAGGGTCCCTTCAGCGCCGCTTCGATGGTGCCAAGGATCAGGGGATCGTATTTGGCCCGGGGGCCGGGGCGACAGGCATGGCCGCGGGCTTCCAGCACTGCCTCAGCATCCGCCTCGGCGCGGCGTGCGTGTGAGGACGGCATGGTGGCCAGAAGCCGGTCCCGCAGCGAGGTCAGCGCCGAAACCTCGGTCACGGCACCGTCCCGCTCGGCGCGGCGAATGCCCATCTCCAGCGCCGACAATTCGCTGTCGCGGATGCCCTGCCCGTGGAGCAGTTTCTGGTCGTTCAGCTTCCACCATTTGCGCCGGTCCTTGTCGATCCGGATCTCGACCATCGGGAAGGCCGCCTCCAGCGCCTTGGACATGCGCTGCGCGGTGCGCAGGTTTACGCCGAAAGTCTCGGTGATCTGCACCAGGCTGATTCCGTCCACCTGCGCGGCCGCCACTTCCGCGAGCCGCATGATGTCGATGGCCTTGCCCAGACGCTTGTTCACACTTCTTGATCCCTGACCGAACCTGTCAGGGTGAGATAGTGCAAATTCGCGCGAAAGGCGAGTAGCCTGAATCTGTCAGATCAAGGCGATTCCCATGATCCCCGACGGCCAAAGACGGGCAATCAGCCCGAACAATAACGCACGCCTGTGGGAGGGGCGGGGAAATGGTGCCGACATCCAAACACGTGCCGACAAGCCTCTGTTTGCAAACAGCATCCCTGCCGCATGCCTTTCTGACCTTGGGTTTTATCGATTGCAGAAAGGAGACCTCCGCGATGAACCTGCCGCCTCGCCCCTTCTATTCCCTGAATGAGATTTCTGCTCGCTGGGGTTGCACTGCTGCCGATGTCGCCGGGTGGTCCGCGACCGGCCTTCTCTCGCTGGTCACCAGCATCGCCTCGGTCATCTGCGGCAGGCAGCCCGTGGCGGGACTCGTTGAGGTGAGCGCGGCCGACATGATGCGGATGTTTCGTCGCCATGGGCCGAGCGACGAGGAATGCCGCATCTACAGGATCCGGCTTCCGGGAACCGCCGACTGGCAGTTCATCACCGACCCGACCGACGGGGTGCTGGTGAAGATCACCGACCTGCTGCTGCTGGCGGACGAGGTCCACAAGTTCGAGGACGAGCGCGACCTGCTGCGGCGCCCGGCATCGCCGCCGGGATCCGCGCCGCGCTATGATTGGGAGGGGGTGAACCTGATGCTGTTCCGCCGCATCAACGAACGGGGCCTGCCCGCGACGCAGGGCGAACTGATCAACGAGGTGCAGGACTGGTTCGCGCAGAACTCGCCGAACGGCGACATCCCCGAGGAGAGCACCACCCGGAAGAAGATCGCGCCGATCTGGCGTGTGCTGCGCGAGCGGGACTGACCGGCCGTGCGCGGCGATCAGGCACTTTTCTGTTCCTGGTCGGCGTCATGGACCAGCTGCGGCCGCGGACGGAAGATGCTCGCGACGACATTCACCCCATGGCGGAGAGGCGAGTCCATCAGATGCGCATACCGCTGGGTCGTCGTCATCTGCGAATGGCCCAGCAGCTTGCCGATCATCTCCAGCGAGGCCCCGCCACTAACAAGTAGCGATGCGAAGGTGTGGCGCAGGTCGTGGATCCGCACACCGGGCAGATTGGCCTGCTTCTGGATCCCAACCCAGAATCGGCGGATTTCCTTCACTGGCTGGCCGGGCGTGTCGCCCGGGAAGAGCCACGGGTTGCCCCGCGGCACCAGCAGACTGCGCTGGCGGACAATTGCCGCGACGTCGTCGGAAATCGGGATGCGGTGGATCTTGCGCTGCTTGGTCGTGCTGGCCGGTTTCGACCAGCTCAGCAGGTCGAGGTTGAACTGTTCGAACCGGGCCTGCCGCACCTCGCCCACCCGGGCGCCGGTCAGCATGCAAAGCCGGATGATCCCGGCCGCGCGCTGGTCCTCGGCCGCATCCAGCACCTTGGCCAGACGGGCGATCTCGTCGGGCGACAGGAACCGCTCGCGCTCTGTCTCTATCCGCCGCCGGAAGCCGCTGGCCGGGTTGTCGGTGCGCATCCCCCATTCGATAGAGAGGGAGAACATCTTGCGCAGCACCTCGCCCACCCGGTTGGCGCGCACCGGCGTCGGCTTTGGCCCCTGCAGCTTGCGCGCCCGGTTGTTGGGCTTCGCCTTCGACGGGCGGGCCCGACCCGCGGCGATCTTGTTCAGGAGCTTCTCGACGTCCGCCTTGGTGATCTCCGTCACCAGCTTCTTGTTCCAGTCCGGGCCGACCAGCTTGTGCATGATGGTGTGGTGGTCGGCTGCGCTGCGGGGCGCGAGGTTGGGCGTGTGTTCCGCCAGATACCGTTCGATCAGATCGCTGATCCGCGGCGCCTCCCGTGCCGCCTGGCGCTGGCTGAGGGGATCGCCGCCCTCATCGATCTCACGCCGAAGCTGCTTGGCCCGCTCTCGAGCGGCCGTCGCGGTCCATTCCGGCCAGCGCCCGATGGTCATCCGCCGTTGGCGCCCTGCAACCCGATAGTCCAGCGTGAAGGCCCGGTTTCCGGAAGGGTAGATGGTGACCGAAAACCCCCGGACATCCGTGTCGAAGATTTGGTAGTCCCGCCCCAGGTTCGCTGCCTCTCGGACGGTTTTCTCATTCAGTTTCAGCCTGTTGACCATGCATCGCTCCGTCTTGCTCGTCCCGACATGAGGCGTGGATTCGCGCCTGGATCAAGGCAAGCATGACCGAATGACCGGAAAGGAGGCGGAGACCGGAAGTGGGTTGGAGAGTCAGTTCCGGTCCGACCAGTGAGTTCTTGAGCGGCTTCAATGGCTACGTCGTTGTTCATTCCATAGATGTGGCTCGACAACGCACCACCGTAAAGATCAGCCATTATGCCCAGTGACGGAAAGATGCGTCAGCACGGAGAAGACGTCACGCGGCGCGAAGTTGTGTTTGATGGCCGATAGGCTCAGCAGGCAGAGCGTGAAGGGAGGAAAAATGGCCTATGACCTGAACCGTGGACAAGCGGCAACTTTCGGCATAAGTCCAGTAATGCGCGGGATATCTTTGCATGTGGCAGCGCCTTGGCGGATACTTATAGACGCTCTGAAAGCATGGGGTGATATGAATGAAACTCAACGCACTAGTAATAAATGAGTTTCGTTGCTTTCCAGCGGCTCGTATCCATTTTGAAGACGACCTTACAGTAATTGTCGCTCCAAATGGTCGAGGGAAGACAGCCATCTTGGATGGCGTTTCTTTTGGGTTCGGAGCAATTTACCGTGGACTTCCAGGTGTGAAAACCAAGGAGCTAACCCTTCAAGACATTAGAGTGATTGAGGGTGAGCGGCAGGTAAATTTTTGCGCGTTAACATTTGTGGCTGAGTACCAAGGAAAACGGTTCATTTGGAGGCGCCAGAAACGGAAGAATACGGCAGTTCGAATGGTCGAAACTAGCCAGTCTGCGCTTGAAAGCGACGTGGATGTTGAGCTCAGTCATTCTGTGAAAGGTGATCAGTCCGCCTCTGCGCGGAGCCTAACTCTTTCAATGCTTGATGCGCACAACAAGGGCCAAGAATTCGATATTCCACTGATCATTTACTACGGGACTGAGCGCGCTGTCAGGGCTGAAGTTAAGCGGCGTCGTGGCTTCAAGAAGGCGTTTTCGCGCTTTGACGCGCTCTCTGGGGCGCTGGATGCATCTTCGAGCTTCAGGAGTGCGCTAGAGTGGTTCAACGGAATGGAAGAACTCGAGCGGCGTGAAAAGGTACGAAGAGGAGATTTTGGGTTTACTCTAAGTGATCTTGATGTTGTCCGTAAGGCAATATGTGATCTTTTGCCGCCGGGACATCAAAACCCACGAGTCGAAATGCGCCCAATGCGTTTCGTCATCGATCAGGTGGCGAAGAACGGCGTCAAAAGAACTCTGCGCCTTGGACAACTCAGTGATGGCTACAAGATTATGCTCGCTATGGCGATGGATATGTCTCGGCGAATGGTTGAGGCGAACCCATCTTCAAATGGGAATAATCCTCTTCACTCCGAGAGTATTGTACTGATTGATGAAGTTGACTTGCACCTTCACCCTGGCTGGCAACAGACAATCCTTACTGATCTGCGGTCAACGTTTCCAAATACGCAGTTCATTGTGACCACTCATAGTCCGCAGGTGCTTACCACTGTGCCAGCGAGATGCTTGCGCCGGATCTCCTTCGAAAATGGAGAGGCAAGCATTGAGAGCGGTTTCAAGTTTCTCGAGGGGGCAAGAGCGGACTATGTTTTGGAGGAACTTCTCGGAGTTGCGCCGCGCCCTGAGCACCTAGAAATTACTCAGAAACTCAATGCATACCGTGAACTGGTTCAGCAGGATAAGTGGGATGATCCTTCGGCTGTCCAGCTTCGTCGTGATCTAAATGTATGGGGGAAAGGGTACGAGGGTGAGCTTGAAAAGCTCGACATTGACATACGTGTGCGAGAATTCCGGCGCGGTAAGCGGGTTTGAAAATTGAAAGTAGTTGAAAAGTCCGCTCGGCCTCCAGAGCTTAGTGGTTTCGATACACCACATGCGCTTGGCTCGTGGGAGAACTTTAAGGGTGTTTTCAGGGACGAGTATGTCGTTCTAAGGCGGGCGCTTTTTCGAGATCAAAGAGGAATTTGCGCCTATTGTGAGATTGACTTGATCATTGATCCTGCCAATGGGAATCCTGACTTCCGAATAGAGCATTTTCATCCACAGAGTGATGTGAGCAGAAATTGGCGTTATGATTGGAATAACTTGTTTGCCGTTTGCGGCGGAGGAAATGTTAGGTTCATTGAGGGCCAGGAAGAACGCTTCACTGCGCCGGATCTCTCTTGTGATGCTTGGAAGGCGGACTCGATAGTCGATGGGTTGATCTTTAACCCAATGGACGAAGCGCTTCTGGGAGACGTTTTTGAGTTCCAGGAAAATGGTCGGATGCAGGTTGCCACATCATGCCCTGACCATCTCAAAGAGCTGGCGCGCGACACAATAAAGCACCTGAACCTATCTGGATCAGAGGGTAGTGGTAGTCGCTTGGACAGATTGAGGCAAGGTGTAATCAACGGGTTGCGTCAGCAGGTTCAAAGTCAGCTAGCTGTTGGGGCTAGTATTGAAGAAATTTTCGCAGAGTTGGCAGATGCGCTTTTTCCTGAAGACGAATCAAGGCCTTGGCCAGCTTTCTTTAGTTGCATTCGCTGGTATCTTGGGGATGCGGCGAATTCTAGACTTGTTCGAGTTGGGTACTTTGGCGCAGATCGCGACTGACCGTTGAATGCGGAAATAGCCTGAGTTTCACGAGCGGATGGTTCTATGATTGAAGTAGATGCGATCTAGGATTCGAACGCCTCAACGCCACCTCAACCAACTGTTGCTGTTGAGTGCAGGTGTGCGCTTCGATGATACGCTGATTCAGGATGAAAGTCGGCGAATATCGGTACGGGTTCCAGGCAGAAATGACGAGCAAGTGATAAGTTGCGGAGAAACCATGAGTTTTGGTCCTCCCCTTTTTTGCCTCATAACCTGAAGCCCGTAGCCGTTGCTGGCAAGACAGTTCTTGTTCGGTTCAAGCCTAATCCTGCCCCCGCAACCACCTTTACCGAACCCTCACCGAAATGACCGGAGACACCCGGCTGGGCCAGGTCCAGCATCGCGGTGATCGCGCCGTCGAGTTGCACGGTGATCCCCTCGGGTGTCGTGAGCACGCTCACGCTCGAAATCAACTTCCGGATCGTCTCGAACGCGGGCCCGCGCAGGGTCTCGTCGCTAAGCGTATTTGCAAGATCGCCGACTTTGCGCCGGTAAATCTCGGACAGGTTGGGATGCAGGCGGACGGGCGCCGCAGGCGCCGCTGACAGCGCCGCTTCCAGTGTGGCCGCCTTGCGCTCCAGATCCTCCAGGCGCTCCTTCAGACCCGCCGTCCGCAACCCATCGGCGATCGCATCATAAAGCCCCTCGAGCTTGCGTTTGACCGCCGCCAGGGTAATCTCCCCCGTTTTAAAGGGGTGCATCCGTAGAATTCATGCAGCCATTTTCAGTTTCATGGCGGGTGTTATCCCTCCGATACCCATGTTGGGGCGGTCGTTGTTGTAAGTCCATAGCCATTGCGTGGCCTGATCCTGTGCCTCCTCGATGCTTTCGATGATGTATTGATCCAGCCACTCGTGACGAACCGTCCGGTTGTAGCGCTCGACGTAAGCGTTCTGCTGCGGCTGGCCGGGTTGGATGTGTTGTATCGTGATCTTGTACTTCTCCGCCCATTTTCTCAGCGTTTCGCTGATGTATTCGGGGCCATTGTCGACCCTGATCGTGCCCGGCTTTCCCCGCCATTCGATGATCCTGTCGAGGCTGCGGATCACCCGTTCGGCGGGTAGCGAGAAGTCAACCTCGATCCCAAGACCCTCGCGATTGAAATCGTCCAGAACATTCAGCAGCCGAAAGGCACGGCCGTCGCCGAGGCGATCCGCGATGAAGTCCATCGACCAGGTCACATTGGGCGCGTCTGGCACGGCCAGCACATCAGGCTTCTCCCGTTTCAGCCGCTTTCGGGGCTTGATGCGGAGGTTCAGCTCCAGCGCGCAGTAGATCCGGTAGACCCGCTTGTGGTTCCAAGGGTGACCCTTCACGTTGCGCAAGTGCAGAAAACACAGGCCAAACCCCCAAGTCTTTCGCGCATCGGTCAGACCTGTCAGCAGGTCGGCGATCACCTCGTTCTCGGCCTTCAGCTTCGGGCTGTAACGATAACAGGTCTCGCTGACCCCGAAGGCCCGGCAGGTCAGCGCGATGCTGACGCCCCGTCGCTCAACTGCCGTTTCGGCCATCTCTCGCCTCTGAGGTGGCCCACCTACTTTTTTCCAAGGGCTTCCTTCAGCAAGTCATTCTGCATGCTCAGATC